GACCAGACTGGATGAGCCCCGGCAGCGCGTCCTCGCCAACATGGCCTTCAACCTCGGGATCGCGAAACTCCTGCTATTCCGCCACACCCTCGACGCGATGGCGCGTGGGGACTACGGAGCGGCCGCAGACGGCATGGCGGCATCGCTGTGGGCTTCCCAAGTCGGTCCTCGCGCGCAGAGGCTCATCGCCGTGATGCGCGGGGAATGAACGTCCTCTGGGTCCTGGTGCTGTGCTCGCCATCGGTGTGCGTGTCGCTCGGAGTGGCGTACACAAGTCTAGTGGACTGCGAGCGCGAACTCATGCCTACCCAAGTCATCACCGCAGCGTGCCTGCCTAGGGACGGGATTTAGCCCATTCCCGAACCTTCGCTCGCAAGGTGGCCCATCCTGACGGGCCTATCAGGCCGTCAGCGAGGTCGTCTAGCACCGCGTTGAGCATCCCCCACTCCTCCCTCGACAGCGAGGGCGCAGCACGGAGGGCAGCTCGAAGATATTTGCGCCACCAGAAGTTTCCTTTTTCGTCGGATGGCTTTTCGCCTCCATACCAACAGCCCTTGAATGTGCCACCGCCGCATAGGAATTCGACAATATCGCCATCCATGGCACCATTCGGCGCAGCCACCGCAGGCCCAGCAGCATGACCCTCGTGAGAAGGCGCGGCCGTATTTTCCTGCCCAGCCTGCGTGGCTGCATTCTGTTCCCGTGGCGCGAGGGCTCGGATGGCGGCGTATGCAGCTTTCCAAGCCAGAGGTTTTCGTTGCTCGTAGTCGCTGATAGCCGCGTTGTTGTTGTGCTTGCCGAACGGCTCAACTCCGAAGCCGTCTTTTATCTTCTTCAAGGCGACGAGTTCACCAAGCACCCTCGCGCACTCCTCGATGATCGCGGGGCGGGAGGAGAGAGTTGCAGCCGCCGCAAGCAGTTCTCTGTCCTCGGCTGGTGATAGATGCTCCGACAGTCGGGCGCGCAGGATCATCAAGTTCTCCGCGTGCGTTGCTGACCTGACTCCCACCTCGTCAGCGCGGGGGGCGAGAGGGCACCAAGGAGCGTGGCCCTGAATTACTCGACATTCTCGACATTGGCTCATGTTTCCTTCCTCTCGTTCAGGGCTTGCTCCAGTTCGGCGGCGACTGCTTCCAGATAAGAGGCATAGCGTCCATTCTCTAATCCTTCTTTTGCCTTCTCCACCGCCCGCCTGATCGCCTCCCGCATGGCCTCGGCTTTCTTGTTCGCAAATGAAGTTTGATCTCGTTCCAGCAGGTTGAGGCGCTTCATTTCAGCTGCGAAATTCTCAGCGGCCTCGACTTGCAGGCCCTTGAGGGCGAGGTCGCAGAGGGCATCAACAGGACTGTCCGACTGGAATCCGGGCCATAGCTTGTGAAGCAACTTGCGTGTGTTCTCAACCTGCTCCGGCGTCATTTCCCCTCCAGTTCGCGCTCGGATTCGATAATCAAGCAGGTTAGGTCGCATACGTCATCACGCTTCGCGCTCTCGACCCACCTCAGCAGCAGCGCCTCCTTGCGGGCGAGGGAGCGTTCGAGGGAGCGGGCGAAGTCAGCGGGTACGACCCACTCACGATCTGCCCCATAGTTGCGGTACTGCTCTGCATCCGTCCTCGGCGTCGGCTCGGTCGGGTCGTAGCCCATTACTTTGGTCATTCCATCCTCGCTATCTGGTCTAGCTGGTCTAGCTGGTCGCGGAGGGTCATTTCCAGATCACCACTGAGAATACAAGCAAGATTCCGCAGATCAGTCCGAAGGCAAACACTGCAACATAGCTCATCCTTCTCTCCTGTCTCGGTCCATCAGGGGGCGCGGCGCTTCTTCGCCCGCAGCGCGGCGAGTCGGGCGAATTGCTTGACGATCCGGTGAGCCAACCTGATCTGCCGGTCGTTCACTATCGGCTCGCTCAACACGAGGCTTGCATGGAGGATTCGTACATCTACGTACAGCTTCTTCACCGCTGCCTCGGCTGCTTTGACGGAGCGGGTGGTCATATCTCCGCTCCTGCGAGTTTCTCCCATGCGGCCTCGAGGTCGGTCTTGCTGGCCTGTCCGATGGACTTCCCGAGCGCCTGCTCAACCTGCTCCTGGGTGAAGCCCTCGAAGCGCGCCAGGACCTTCGCAACGCGATCGGAGGACGGGCCGGCGGAGGTCGCAGGCGGGGAAGGAGGGGACCCCGGATGCTGCGAGCGACCGCCGGCCGCCCATTGCGCGAGTAGCCTACCCGACTCCTCGGTGATCGGCTTGTCGAGCGGGAAGAGCGTCTTGTGCTGCTCCTGCAACTTGATCGGGAGCGGGACGCCCGGCTTCGAGGCCATGAGCAGGAACGACGCGGTGAGCTCGTAGGGCAGGTTCTTCTCGCAGATCGGCACCCAGCCGTCTAGTCCGGTCGAGGTCTGCTTCTTCCTGACCTCCATCTTGCCCTCGGCATTGCGGATCATCTCGATCTTCTCCTCCGCCCGGAAGCACAGGATCAGGTGCGCGCGGACCTGAAGGAGTTTGGACACCATCTTGCGGTGCTCGCCCTTCGGCTTGATCCAGCTCGTCATCTTCACGGCGTCGCGCGCGCCCATGCGCGTAAACTCCGCTTCCTGCATGTCGAGGATGCCTCCCTCGCCAGCGTGCTCGTGCGAGCAGGAGTCAACAACGATGACCGGATAGCCCGCAGCATCGGCCGCGGCGATGGCCTCGGAGTACGCGCTCGGTGAGAACGGCGGCTTCAGGTCTCCGTGGTCGAACTTGAACTGGTCCGCGTAGTGCTTCGCGCGCCCGGCCTCGGTGTCGATGACAGCGAACGGCTTGCCGCCAGCGATGCCGCTTGCCAAGCGCATGGCGGTGAAGGTCTTGCCAGAACCGGACGATCCCGCCAGCCCGATCAGCAGCCCGACGTTCTCGCGGATGGCGGGACGGAATGTGAAGGTCATGGCCGCTTCCTCTCTAGGCGTTTGCGGACAGCACTCTCGACGCGACGCTTGAACGCGCGTTCGTCACGCTGCGCCATCTTGCCAAGCGCCCGGAAGCCACTGGAGACATTCGAGCAGCGCATGATGCTGTTGAGAGTTTGCAACTCGTCGCGGATGTCCATGAGAATGTAAATTGGCACGTTCGCCCAAGTGAAGACCTTCTCGTTCTCAGGGTCCCAGTTCTGGTTTTTGTGCCTAGCCACCTGTCACCTCCCAATCGACTTCCCACTTCGCCATTTCCCACTCGGGCGGATCGACGTAGCACACGCGCGTCGGATACGCGGGCCACTTGCCGCTCGCCATGCACTCCTTCCAGATCGCGATGGCGTGTTCGACCTTGCGGCGCCCGAGTTCGATGAAGGCGGGCGGCATGCCGATGAAGGATACCGCGAACGGGGCTTCGGTCTCTTGGGCGATGAGGATGTACCGCGCCTCGGGCTTCTGCAACGCGCGCAGGTAGAACGCCGCCTGGAGGTCGTAGCCCATGTTCACGATGGTGCGCGTGAAGGCGGTCGGCTCCGCGTTGTCAGTGGACTTGTAATCGAAGATCACCTTGCGGTCGGTCGATACCCGGTCCAGGCGCGAGCGAAAGTACGTCTCGCCCTCGTGCCAGACGATCGTGTGTTCGGAGACACCGCCATCGCCCGAGATCGTGTAGCCCTCGAGGTCCGCGTTGGCGGAGAAGGCTTCCTTGAGCGTCTTGACCATCGACACCACGTTCGCGTGCTGGTGGGCGAGGACCGGATGCTTGCCTTCGGCGCGGGCCGCATCGCGCGCTTCCTTGGCGATCTTCGTGCGCCAGTCTGCGGCGTCCACTACCACCATGCGGTCCGCACCTTCTAGCAGTAAGGCGTGCGCCGCGGAGCCGAGGTCGAACTTCGTATCTTCCTCGGGCTTGTAGGTCGGGTTGAGACGCGGGTGCGCCATCCAAGCATGCTTCGGGCTGCGCGTGATGAGCAGCTTCGCGATTGACGAGGAGAGCGAGGGGACTGGCGTGCCGCAATCGTCGGCTTGGTACTTCGAGGCGGAGATCAAGATTCGTCTCCCGGTGTGCCGTGGTTCTGATCCTTTACCTTGTAGCGCGTCTCGCGGCCGCAGCGCACGCAAGCGAACACTTTGATGGTTAGCGCACTTGACGGATGACGCTGCTCGCCTACCAGCCTCCCACGCCGATGTCCCTTGAACAAGCAAACGATCCTGCCGATGAGTTTCATTGCCGCGCCTCCGTTGGTTGAGCGGTGAAGATACGCCTACGCTACTTGCGTGTCAAGTCGCCTTGCGCACCCCTACTTGCGTTGCCTAGAAAGACCGTGTATAAAGACGGCCATGAGCGAGATGCGAGAATTGATCGAACGGGCGCGGCGCAAGCGCGACAACTATGTGCGCCGCATGATTCATCGCGGATGGGGGCCGAGCCAGATAGCGCGTAAGCTGGCTATCAGCAGACAGGCGGCGCAGCAGATTGTCCGGAGACTGTCTAATGGCTCCTGACGAGCGCGCTTCCATGAAGGCAGCTTTCCCGGTACACGCCTTCGTGCGCGTGATCCACCCGCTCGGCGAGGCCATCATCGCGATCCCCAAGGCGCAAGCGACCGAGGAGAAGAAGGCGGCTGTGGAGCTTTACCATGGCGCGACTTTGAAACTGTCATGACCCCTATCCAGCTAATGACCGCGACGCTGCTCCGACTTCCGAAGTGGCGACAGGATCGTTTCCCGAGAGGAAGATCGAAGCGCTGCTCAACGTGCGAGGCTACCAAGGCGCTGAGCGATTTTTCATTCGGCGGCAGCATATGTAAGCAGTGTGCGAAGGGCACGCGATGATGCGACGCGCGCTACGCAGGCCATCATTCCGAGAGACGGTCGAGGCCGCGAAGCGTGGCAACGACTTCTACGCCGACATGGCGGGCAAGCCGCGTCTCGACTACTCTGACACGCTGAAACCGAAGCGCGCGTCGCCTGTTCGCAATCCGAACCGCGTGTCCGAGAACGATGTCAACGACACCATCAGAGAATTCTCCGCGCAGCGCGAGGACTTGGTGCTTTGGCGGAACAATCGCGGCGAAGTCGTGCTGCCAAGTGGTCAGCACATGCGCTACGGGGTCGGACCGAACGGAGCCGCGGACTGGATCGGCTATCGAGTTGTCGTCGTCACGCCTTCTATGGTCGGCACCGAGATCGCACAATTCGTCGCAGTCGAGGCCAAGGCGCCTGACGTTCCAACAATCGACGACGCGCAGCAACGCTTCATCGACCGGCTGAACGCGAATGGTGCCATCGCCATCGTCGCTCGCGGTCGCGGGGACTTGGGCAAGCTGTAAGAATTCGAGGAGCGGCAAAGCAGTGACAACCGACAGCGAAGTCGATGCACTCCGTCGCTCCCACGACATCGTTGACTTCATCGGTCGGTACGTTGAGTTAAAAAAAAACGGTAGCGAGTTGCGCGGGCTCTGCCCGTTCCACGCGGACAAGAAGCCCAGCCTAACCGTAGTTCCGGGCAAGCAACTCTGGGCGTGCTTTTCTTGTCTGGCCCACGAGGAGCACGGTGCCGACATCTTCGGCTTCATCCGCAGTTACGAGAACTGCACCTTCCCCGAGGCGATAGCGAAGCTCAAGGCCAACGGCTCGCTGCCTGATGCGAAGCCGATCGCAAGGCCGACGCCGAAGAAGCCCCCAGCGCGCACGCTCCTCGTACCGCCAGCGGGAGACCTACCCGACATGGCGCGCGCGGATCTTGGCGGAGCGCCGGCCAAGGTCTGGACGATCAAGACGCCTGACGGCCTGCCCTGGCTGTACGAGGCGCGCTACATGCTTGACGGGAAGAAGGAGACCCGCTACTACACCTTCGGCCGCTACTCGGAGGACGACCCTCCGCGCTGGGAGTGCAAGCACCCGGCGGCGCCCAAGCCGTTCTACGGTCTCGAGCAGCTCGCCGCGCGCCCGGCGGCCCAGGTCATGATCCACGAGGCGCCCAAGAAGGCCGAGGCCGGGGCGGGGCTGTTCCCGAAGCTGGTACACCTGGGGATGCTTGGCGGGGTGTACGCGCCAGCGCACATGGACTTGACCCCGCTCAAGGGCCGGCGCTGCGTGCTCATGCCTGACAACGACGAGCCCGGGCGTCAGGCGATGCGGCGGCTCGCGCCGCTCCTCTTGGCGGCTGGAGTGACCGAGATCAAGGGGATCGACCCCTACACCCAGCCTGACGGTAGCGCATCCCCCGAGGGCTGGGACATAGCTGATACTGACGAGAATTGGACACCTTCGGTCGCCCGCGCATGGGCGAAGGAGCGCACGGTCGTCTTCCAGAACGAAACCTCTCAGGACGCGCCAGATCGAACGCAGGGAGGCTCACCCACGCCCCCTGCCGGGAGCACGGACAAGCCAGCGATCGCCAAGCCTACCCACAAACCCGGCAACGGGGCGGCCGGTCCTGCGCTGACTCCGAAAGAGGTCGATGCACAGTCGCGAAAGCAAGTCCTCGACGGGCTCATCTATACCTGCATCGCCGACGTGCGCCCGGAGGCGGTCAAGTGGCTCTGGCCGGGGCGGATACCGCTGGGCGAGCTCACCATGATCGTGGGGGACCCGGGGCTGGGGAAGTCGCAGATCTGCGCGTCCCTGGCGTCAGTGGTCACTAACGGAGGCCAGTGGCCGGTCACGCGGGAGCGCGCCGATGTCGGGAGCGTGCTCATCCTGTCGGCCGAGGACAACGTCAAGCACACGATCCGCCCGCGGCTGGACGCTGCCGGCGCCGACGTGAAGCGCTGCCACACGCTCCAGGCGGTCAGGCGCACGTCCGAGGATGGGACGAGCTTCGAGGGGAGCTTCAACCTCGTCGAGGACCTCGCCAAGCTGTCGGTGCTGATGGATCACCTGGGCGACGTCCGCATGGTCATCATCGACCCGGTGAGCGCGTACCTTGGGGAGACCGACTCGCACAAGAACGCCGAGGTCCGCGGGATGCTCGCTCCGCTCACCACGCTGGCCGGCTCGCACCGGGCAGCGGTGATCCTGGTATCGCACCTCACGAAGTCGCAATCCACGAGCGCGCTCATGCGTGTGCAGGGCTCGATCGCCTTCGCGGCCCTGTGTCGCGCGGTCTGGGGCGTGGCCGCAGACAAGGACAACCACCAGCGGCGCCTCTTCATGCCTTTGAAGAACAACCTCGGGCAGGACAAGTCCGGGCTCGCCTACTCAATCGAGTCGCATCAACTCGAGGGCGGCGATGAGCCGATCCAGACGAGCCGGATAATGTGGGAGGCCGAACTGGTAGACATGCAGGCAGACGAGGCGTTCGGCGGCGCTCTGAATTACGAGGAGCGCGACGAGATGCGCGGGGCCAAGGAATTCCTGGCTGAAGCCCTGGCCGACGGTCGCGTG